GACAGCACCGCCAGAGGTGGTTTCCGCACCAGTGCCGACCGCACCTCCGCTGGTGGTTTCCGCACTATCTCCGACCGCACCCCCAGAGGTTGCGGATGCGTAAACCCCTACGGCTCCGCCAAAGGTTGCGGAGGCATTGCCTCCCAACTGCACTCCCCCGTCCCCAGTGATGACATCATCCGTAATTAAAACACCCGTCAGCCCGGACCCATCGCCTGTTGGTGCTAGGACATCCGTGCCGATCACCAGGCCGAGGGTGGCCCGCATGGCCGCGATGGTTGCGTCGTCGAGGATGGTCTCGGCTTCCGGAGTGATGTTGATGGTGCGGATCTCGGTGCCGCCCGAGGCGTTTTCAGAGGGCACGCGGATGTCGTGCTCAGCGGCGGTGGCGCAGGCAGGGAGCAGGGCCGAGAGGCAGAGGGGGGCGGCTAAAGCCAACCCCCTACGGAAGAGGGAGAGATGTATTGGATTTTTCATAACTTAAAAACTGAAAACGGGTTAATTGGGAACTGGCGTCAGCTATTATCGAAAGTGTCGGTCGGGAGGATCTGGATCCATGTGTCGGTCGCGATGCACTCGTATTTGATGTTGTTGGCGGCGTCGTAATACCACTGGCCTGACGTGCCGGGGGAGTCGTTGGCCTCGGGGGCTGTCTCTACCTCAAGAAATGCGTGGAGGGCGGCGGCGAGGGTGGCGAGGGTCACCCGGCGGTCGGGATCGGCATCGCCGGGGATGACAAGGTAGACCAGGTCCGTTGCGGTCGGTCCGGTGCGGAGAGTGAGTTGCTGGAGTTTGCTATCGGCCATGGTCGGTAATTAGTTGTGATCAAGTCGGAGAGGTTCGCCGGTCCAGTCGAGCCGGAGGAAGCCGCCCTGGTCGAGGAGGAGGAAGGTCGCGGGGTCGAAGCCGGTCGTCGACAGCTCATCGGGTTCGGACGGAGTGGCAGGCGTCGGGATTCCGACCGTGGATCCGGCATTGCTGTAAGCCCCGCCGACAACCGAGACGGTCTCCATGATGGTGCAGGCACAATCGGGGACATGCTGGAGACCGAAATCGACGAGGTGGGCGTTGATCAGCGTGGTCGTGATGCCGCTGTCGACGATGGTTAGGGTCTGACCGCCGAGCGGGAGTTCCGTGGGTCGCGTCCATTGATAAGTCCGCGCCAGAGCCAGTGTCGAAAACTCCCGGCGGATCACCCAGGACAAGGAGTGAGACAGCCCTTTGCCCCCGTAGAGCTTGGCGGCGCTGGCCCCGATCGGCCTCGAGACGTTCGGTTGCACGGGCGTCCGGCGCGATCCCGGCTCCGACTCCACGAGGTCACCCTTGCTGACAAGGGTCACCCCGCCGAAGCTGATCGAGAATGTGGATTCGTGGGCCATTTTTTAGGAGGCAGGAGACAGGAGTTAGGAGACAGGAGTTGAGAGGGAGATTGTTGAGAGGTTGGGAGGTTTGGACTTCTTGCCCGATCAACACGCGGACCCGGCTAAGCGGAAGCGGTGAATCCTTTCGCCTCGAGGGCGGTGATTTGCCCGGCGGTTAGGAGGGTCTCGGTGTCGGTGTATTCGCCGTCGTCGGGGGAGGATCGATCCGGGAGGGCGGCGATGATCTGATCGACCCAGTCGCCCTGGGCACAACCGGCACCGAGGACGAGGGAGTCTACAGCGCTGGGGATGACGAGCTCGGCGAAGGTCAGCCCCGCTCCGGCGGCGAAGAGCGTGAGGGTGGCGAGGCTGGCTGCCGCACCTGCGCGGATGCGGGCGGTGAGTGCTCCGGCGAGATCGAGGTTGATGTTGTCGGGATCTCCGTAGCGGGCAACGGTCTCGACCGGCACGGCGGCCGCACCGGTCACGGCGATGGATATGGGAGCGTCAGGAGTCGAGACTCCAGAGCCGGGAGGTGTGATTGGATCAGGCATGGGAATTAGGATTTAGGAGTTAGAAGTTAGGAGATGGATACAGCTAGAGGGGAACCCCTCCACCGGCTGGCGCCGGTCCCCCTCCCCTGCACGCAGGGGAGGAGTCGATAGCCGGGAACGGTTTTAACTCAGGTTTGAGAACCTACCGACGTTGAGGTCGCTCTGGAGGATCATGGCGGTGAGGACTGGCTTGGTGACGCTTTTGCTCGCGGTCATGTCTGCCACCGTGAACTCGCACCATACGTCGAAGACGTTCACGAGCTGATCGTCTGCGGCGTTGTATTGTTGGACCTTGAGCCAGCCTTGCTGCTTCTGGCTCTGGGAGCCGGGGATGTAGTTGCCCTGGGCATCGGGCTGGTTGGCTCCCATGGCGAGGGCGAGGATGAAGTCATCCATGTCCTGGCAGGTGAGCGCGATGGAGACGCTGGTGCTCTCGATGGTCGAGCGGCGGGGCTTGTAGCCTCCGGGGGTGGGGGCATAGTGCTTGGTCTCGCCCTCGTAGGAGGGACTCGTGGCGGCTTGCTCGATGACGCCGAGGTTCGTCCAGTTGGCCTCGGGATCGTTGTCCGGCTTGGCCGATTTGGAGACGGTGATGCTGTCGATGATTTCGCCAGAGAGGGCGATAAAGGCATGACAGCCGATGATAGGTAGTTGGATCATGATTATTTAGGTTTGGATGGTTGAGAGGTTGGAAGGGAGATGGTTTAGAGGTTTGGAGGTGCTGAGGTTTAGAGGTTGGGAAGTTCAGAGGTGTTGAGGTTGGGACTTCTTTAACCCCTTAACCCCTTAACTTCTGAACGTGTTAACTTCATAAGTGTTCTTTGAGGCGGAATGTGACAGCTAGGATGTTGTAGGTTTTGCTGGGGGTTTTGTCCCAGCCGGTAAATTCGAGGCGGGCGCTGGCGTCGGGGCGCTGGCGGGGTTTGAAGAGGTTGATGGAGCGGATGAGCGAGACCATCAACGTGGAGCCGAGGGGGTTGCCCGCAGAGGCGCGCAGGAGTGGCACAGTCCAGATCGAGAGTAGATACTCGCTGTCGAGAGAGAGAACTCCAGGCTCGGTGGGGCGGCCCTGCAGGATGTCGACAATGAGGACGCCGCCCTCGCCCTTGCCGATGCCAGCGTTGATCTCGGTCTCCAGGTCCTTATCGCGGTTCACGACAGTGCGCAGGGTGTCAAACCCGGAGATGGTATCGCACTTTGCAGCGATAATATCGGCGGTCTCGAAGAGGTCTGTATCGATCGAGGGCATTAGTTGAGTTCGCGGCTGATCATGAGGTTGATGTAGTCTTCTCCGGCATCGGCGGCGGCTGTGAGAAGGTCGTCATCGCTCGGCAAGACGGTGCGGTCGGCTTTCTGGGTAACCTTCTCCACCAGGGCGTAGAGGACGCGGACTTTCTGGCCGGGCTCCACCCCATCCGGGTATTCGAGCTCGCTATACATAACGCCGGTGCCCTTGCGGCGGTTGACGATGGCCCGGAGCTGGAGGCTCTCGTAAACCTCGGCAGCGCGGATCCCTTTAAGCTCGTCGACCACGGGAATGGCGAGGAATCCTCCGTCTTTGGCTTCGATGGTGCCACCGAGAAGGCGCTGACGGATCCCGCGGGGGCCGGTGACTTCGACGCGGGCCTCCGTCTCGCTGGCGACGGAGCGGGTGGCATCCCTGGCCTGGGCGTAGAACGCTTTACGCCCGCCCGCGCCTCCGGAGGAGTTGCGGGTGAGAGCGAGCGACAGGAAGTGCTCACGCACCTCCTGGCGCACACCCCCCGCCAACGCGCGATGCAGATCGCGGCCGGGCTTCGCCTTTTCGGCGATGGCCCGGAGGCGACTCCGGATTTCGTCGGAGTTGGAGTCTATGCTTACGGAGAGGGACATTGGGAAGTTTGAGAGGTTTAGAGGTTGGCCAGCTTGCTGGTCCCGCTTAGCGGGATTTAGAGGTTGGGAGGCTTACAGAATGAGATTGCACGGATTGTGCAGGTGTGTTGCATTGTGGGTTCCAGTGGAGATATACTCCGCGGGAAACACGGGCCGGGGCCGGGCTTTTAGCCGGGTGCCCGGCCTCTTTATAGTTACTCGGCAGCATAGGTGCGCTCCTTGCCCCGGCGGGCTTTTTCGAGTTGGTTGAATTTGCTGGTGAAGAAGTTATCGACGACGCCCGAGGGGCGGGCGAAAACGACGAACCCGCGCACGCCTCCGGTCGCTGTGGCGAAGGTATTGAAGAATGCCCGCTGGGTGCCTTGATCCCATACCTCTATCGGGTTGGTCAGAGTGGCCTCGGCGCGGGCGAGGTAGGATGCCCGCTGGAGCTCGTCCGACTTGCCCGACCAGTGCGAGAGGGTCTCGTCGTTGAGGACCAGGGTGCGGCCGGTCACGTCCTCGATCTCCACACCAGCTTGCAGGCGGGCGATGGCCGCGGCGGGGTCTGTGATCGGTGGATCCGGCAGAGGGGCGCGAAGATCCTTGAGCTTAGCCAGCCCGAGGCTCGCGGCGCTGCGGGAAAAGTCCGGAGCGAGCTTGACCATGTCGTCTCCTTCAAACTCGGCAATGCCAGCGAGCTGTTCGGCGATGGCCCGCCGAAGTGTGGCCTGGCGGATCGGCAGGGAGAGCTTCGTCTCCTCGTCGAGCCCGCGGGTCTCGGGGATCATGTCATCGGCCTCCGAGAGGAGCCCGGCTGCTATGGCATCGGCCCGGCGCACAGAGCGGAGCCCCATGCCGGATTGGAAGTCGAACGGTGGATACGGATAGCCGAATCGGCTGAGCGTGGGCCATACGGGGGAGTTGGTCAGCGCGATGAGGCGGTCTTGCCATTGTGTGCCTCCGGCGGCGAGGAAGCGCTCGCGCCAGTTTTGCCGGGGTTCCCGCCGGTTCTCTACGCGGATCAACTCCTGCGCGGGCCAGAGGTTAAGGTCTACGGGATCCTGCCCCTGCTTCCATTGGCCGTAGCCGCGAGCAAGGCCGACGTTGGTCTCGAGGAGGACGTTCTTCCGGGCGAGCGATCGGAGGTCGGTGAGGTCGGGCGAGAAGGTTTCGCCATCGTAGCCCACGGAGTCAAGATACTGGTCGAGCTTGAGTCGGGAGCTGGCGAGGTCAGTCTCACCGCGGATGAGTCCGTCGATCAGCCCATCGGCCTCTTCCAAAAAGCGCACGTCGGTGACGGCGGCCGAGAACATCGCCCGCTCGCGCACTGCCGGCGAGAGCCGGGCCAGATCCTTCGTCCGGAGCTGGGTCGGGAGGATGCTCTTGGCCTCGCGGCTTTCGAGGGCCTCGGCGTAGGGTCTGGCTGTGTTGAGGATCATTTGGTTGGGATTTTTGTTGAGAGGTTTAGAGGTGTTGAGGTTGGGTGATTGAAACTTTTTAACGTCTTAACGTCTTAACTTCTTACAGGAGGCCGTCGGTGCCGCGGCGGTCGTATTGGCGGGTGCGGTCGGTGATGAGTTGTACGCCGCCGGTCTGCTGGATGTCGGCGGCTGTGGAGATCGGGTCGTCAGGCATCTCGACGTCGAACTTGCAGCTGGATACCTGGTCGAGAACCTTGCGGGCGTTGTTGGCCATGCGGACTTGCGCGTCGGTGAGTTCGAGGGCCTGGATTCGCATCTGGGACTCCTCAATGATCAGGGCACAGGCGTGCCGCTTCAGGACGGGTGGAATGGTGGTCGTGGTGGCCGAGAGCCGGTTGCTTTTGCACTGTGCGACACGGGTGCGGATCTCGCGGGTAATGTCCGCAATCGACTGCGCTACCGGATCATCCTGCCCGGTGGCAAGAGCGGCCGTGCGCAAGGCGGCGATCTGGGCTCCGACGAGGCGGTCTTCGAGGTCGGCGATGGTTATGGTGATCCACATGGGAAAGGCGGGAAGTCATCGGTCTCACGACCGATGCTACGGAAGAAAGTAAAGACACCCCGGCCCGATCGCTCCCCTGCGTGGGGGAGCGTCGAGGCGGTTGGGCTATCGGTCCGGGGTGTCATTGGGTTGAACTATTGGTTCGGACTAAACCTTAGCTGTTGGCCGCGGTGCTCTTACGGATGCCATCGGCGCTCGTAGCGATCTGGCGCGAGTAGTGCTCGACGGATACGTCCGTGTATTTCGCGTGCTCTTCGATGTAGACGCGCAGGCCGCCGTCGCCGAGTTCTTCGCTAACGAAACGCTTGATCGAGGATGGGTCATCCATCTCCGGATCCTGCATGGCGTAGTAGGTGAAGATCCCGCTGCCGAGGATTTTGGCCTTGCCGGAGGCCGTCGTGTAGACGGGGTCGACGAGGATGATGCGCTCGAGGCCGAGGCGGTTGGCCACGTTTTCCGGCGTGGGAGACATGCCACCGATCGCACCGTCATGGGCCTCGACGAGGTCCTGCAGGTAGTTCCATGCCGTGCGGCCCCAGACTTGCACGTTCGGGTAGATACCGACTGCGGTCTGGAATGATTGCACGTCCTCGCGGAGGTGAGCGTAGGGGTTGAGCAGCGGATCCGCAGCTGGGTTCCAGGTGCGGTTTGCGTTGGTATCGTTCGCCTCAAGGAGTGCGACCGACCGGCGTAGCTCGCTCCGGAGGAGGCGGTTGATGAGCAGACGCACGGTGCGCTGCAGCTTCGCTTCGCTCGCTCCCTCTGCATCGTGGTCGAGGCGGACGGTCAGCCCCTTGTTGTGGAGGCGGCTTTCCTGTTCGTCTCCCGAGTATTGGACCCGCTTGAAGTCCGCACCCACGGCGCGGACGTCGTCGGAGTCCGAGAGGAAGAACTCGGAATTGGTTCCTCGACGGAAGCTGAAACGCATCGGGGTGGGAACTCCGGGAGCAATGGATTCGAGGAGCGCGAACAAGTCGTTTTCCTCAAAGTATCCGACACCGTAAGCGGTGAGCTCTTCGTTTAAGTTATCCGCTTCGAAGCGGGAGGCGGCATTGGCCGCGGCGATGACACCGGGAGTAAGGCTCCCATTGTCTACGGCGAGGACTGCTAGGGCGTTGGCGACTGCCAACGGATTGATTGATTTCTTGGACATGTGTAGTTGTCGTTTAGGTGTTGGAGATGGAGGGTGAGATTACTCGGTGACGGTGACCGCAACCGGGGCGTGGTGAGCGACTTCGATCAAGTCGCCATCGCCACCCGAAGAGGAAACGGAGGTGCCCACTTTATAGTAGGTGCCCGCAGCGACCGGCAGCTCCTGCACTTTTCCTGCAGCGGCGGTGTAGAGGTCGACATCCGCGTCAATGGCGGCTCCGGTGACCATCAGCAGAGTGCTCGGCGAGATGCCGAGCAGCTCGACCGCCTTTGGGTCGCTCCCCAGATCAGCGGTTTCTACGATATCCGGCACGGGGCCGAGTGGTTTCTCCTCCGCCCCGCAGATGTCGCATTCGTTGTCCTCGGTGCCCTGTTTGACCAGGAGGTGTCGGACGGTGAGAGCGCTCTCGGAGAGGCGGCTGAGCTGGGTATGAGTGCCGGCGCCTACGTTGGCGGCGACGAGGATGTCGAACCCGCTGCGGGCCGACCGGATTAAGAGGAAAGCGAAGAATCCCAGTGCGAGAAACATCGCGGCGATGATTAGAAATGCGGTATGCATGGTGATTTGGATGTTGGTTGTTTAGATTTTGAGACGTTGAGAGGTTGAGAGGAGCTGGACTATTCGCCGCCCTCCTCTTCATCTGCAGCGGCCATGGCGGCTACGAGTTCGGGGTTTTCCCGCTTGGCCTGGTTCCAGGAGGCGTCCCAGTTCTTGCGGCCATTAGCTGCGAAGATGGTGCGGGCTTTCTCGCGGAGAGAGACGCTGGCATTCGCGGCAGAGAGGCGCTCGCCGGCTTCGCGTTGGCCTTCGACATTAGCGGCGGCTTTCGTTTTGAGCTTTGGCTTCTTCTCGAGCACGGCGTTGGCCGCGGCGGCGAAGTCTTCGGCTCCGATCAGCGTAGTGCGCTCGGCGGTGCGTTCGGCCTCGGGGAGGCGGCCTTCGGAGACCGCGCGGTCGAGAACTAGGTCCGCACGGGCGGTGCGTTCGGCTTCGACCGAGGTGTTGGCGGCGGCGAGGCTGTGGCGCGTTTTATCGTGGGCCGTGCGCTCACTAGTTACGCGGGCGTTGGCCGTAGCCAGATCGTTGCGCAGTTGGTCCGTATCGTTCGAGCGATCGCGCAGGGCGGAGATCGAGGCGACGGCTTCAGTCTCGGAGGGTGCGCCCTCCCCGCCGTTGGCGGCCGCCTCGGCTTGTGCCTCGGCAAAGCCGAGGGCAATGAGTAGCTTTTTAAGCATGGTTTTGTTGGGTTGTGGGTTCTGGTGGTGAGGCGGCGTTGCGGCGTTGGCCGCGCTGCCGGAAATGTTGACCCGCTCGTGCATGCCCACCGAGAGGAGGCGCATGGGGTAAGCTTGGCCGGGGTTCTCTTTGCGGGAGAAGAGGGTCCAGTAGGGCGAGAAGTAGAGCTTGCGACCGGCGGCGCGCAGAGCGTTGCCGGCTGCCGTCCACTCGATCTTGGCATAGAGGCCGTCGTCGCGGGCCTGTAGATCCTCGACGTGACCGTAGGGCGTGTGATCGTCATGCCCTGGCTCTCCGGCAAAGCCGGGAGCATCGGGATGGCCTTCGTAGATCGGCAGCCGCAGGCGGCGCTCGAATACTGGGTTGCCCGCTCCGAGGAGGCGCTGCTTTAGTCGGGTGAGAGTCGACCGGAAGGCGGAGACGAGAGTTTCCGCCTGGGCTTTCTCGAAGATCTGCACCTTGCGCACCCCGGCATGCGGATGACGGCCGTAGCGTGAGAGACGCATCCAGCCATCGGCCGGGTCCACGAGTTCGACGGCGATCGCATTCGCCGCGGAGGGCGCCGAAAATTGCTCGGTTTGTTCGCCGGGGGGGGGATTTTCGGAGTTTGCCGCAGCGGAAAGCAAAAATGCAGGCGAGGTGAAAAACCCGGTAGCGTTGCATTCAAGCGCAAACCCGTTGCATTTTGGTCCAAAGGGGCTGGTTGGTGTGTTGATACCCTTTTCGCCCTTAGCGGCCTTTCTCGGCAGTTTTTTCATCGTTCGATTTCTCCCTGGATGGCTCCTTCGACTAGGGCGGTGCCCTCGATCGCTTCAAAAATGTCGGTGAGGGCGGCGAAGCCCGTGGAAAATTCATCGGCGAGGCCGGCCCTTAACTCGGCGAGGGCGGATTCGCGCTCGGCGGCATCCTCGATCGCGGCGGCTCCGGCAAGGCGGAGAAGAAATTGCTCATGAGAGCGCATGAGACGCTCGCCGATCATCCGTTCCCCCTCGGCGATATACTCCGCCAGCTCCTCCGGGTCGGAGGCATTGGCCGCAGTCTCCGGATCAAGTTCCGGATCTGGTTCGGGTTTGGGGTTCGTCGGGGTGGGCGGAGTTTCATCCCCGGCGAAGGTGCCCCCGCCTACGAGTGGAGAGCCCAGCTCGGGAGTGGGGATGGCGAGGGTCTCGCGATAATCGCGGACGGCGACCGGCACGCCTTTGTCGATGGCCTTATCGAGCTTCGTCTGTTCGGCGATGGCGTTGGTGCGGTCACCCGTCTTTACCTTGATGTATGCGAGCGGCTCGGTGCCGACTCCGAAATGCCAGTCGAGCACATGATTCGAGACGTAGTGCTCGAGGGCCTCTTGGATCGCCATGGCATCGTCGGCCTCGTGGATTTCCTCTTCCCCTTTCTGGTTCTCCGCTCCCACTGAATCCTTGGCCGAGAAGGTCGAGAGATCACTCCCACGCCAGAGGGCGGCCATGCGGCGATCGCAGCGGTCGATCAAAGCCTCAAAGGGCAGCTGCCCGGTAGAGCCAAATGACTCGACGCCGAAGACAGCCCCGCCGTTGTTGTTGTAGAGGAAGGAGGAATTATTGACGATGCCCGAGAGCGCGGCGGCGGCGGCCTGCCACTCTTTTGAGTCAGGGGAAGCATTGACTCCCAGGTGCGGGAGGGGGAAGCCGAACTTCTCGGTGTAGTTCACCCAGTCCCGCATCGGCAGGCTTTTGAACATGTAGAGGATCGAGCAAGCGACCATGATGCCATCGCCCGTCGTGATCATCCAGCCGCCCTCTTCCAGAGGCTGCGCCCCGGCCTCCGTGCCGTTGAGTGAGAAACGGAGGCGACCGGTCGTCATCTCGAAGAACCAAAGGGGGACAAAGCGAAAGGTCGCACGGATACGGCCCGGCTCCGGGTGCCAGATGATTTCATGCACGGCCCTCTTCTTCCCCACGGCGTCGAGCATCTGGCGGCAGAGCATCGCCCAGCCTCCGCGCTCTTCCGGCTCCCAGGCATTCTCGGCGTGGACGTTGTTGAAAAAGCCCTCCAGGACTTCCGCGTGCCGTGCGGCCTCCTTGGTGCGGTCGGTATCGACCTGGACGATCTCCCAACTGTAGGAGCCGATTTTCTTCTTCCGCTTCGGGGCGACCGACATGAGGGTGTCGTCGCGCTCCTCGATCTCCTGCGCCACGTTGGCAAAGTCCCGGAGACGGCCGACGCGCCAGGCATCGATATAGCCGGAGAGCTTGCGCGGCGTAAGCCCCCGGATCGGGTTGAACCGGGTGCGCTTGGCGTGAGCGATAGACTCTGCGGCGAGGATGGACTCTGTTTTATCAGTGGGCATGGCTCAGAGGAGGATGGCCGTGTTGCGACCGGAAAGGGGGTCAATGTGGGTTGAGCGGGAAACAGCCGGGCTGGCGGCGGCAAAGGGGGCGCTGCTTTTCCCGGCATGCAAAGCCAGTGCAAGCGCCCAGAAACGGTCACTGTGGCCACTATCGTCCGACTCGGCCGTGAAGCGGATATTTCCCGCGGAAGTGGTTTCCTTGCGGATCTTGCGCAGGTCGGCCTCCAGATCCGCATCGCGGGGGATGCGGATCGAGCGGTCCTCGAAGGCCTTGCGCACCGGATAGGCCAGCTCTTCCTTCACGGGACCACTAAACCGCACTGCCTCCACCCGATAGGTGCCAAAGCGTTCCTGCGCCCGCTCGGCGAACTGCATTCCGAGGCCAGTCGAATCGATGCAACAACGCCGCATGCGCGGAAGACTCAAGATCCGGTAAAGGATTTCCTCCTGGCGCGAGAAGGGCATGTTTTGCAAAACCTCAATGCGCCGCGTGAAGGCCATCCCGCCCGTGCGCTCGACGAGGTAGAATACCGTGAGGTCTTTCTTCCGCCCGATGTCGACACCGAGGTAGAGCTCGCTCTGCGAGTCCTGCAAGTCGGCCAGGGATCGCTCCCATGCCTCGCTGATCGGGTAGGTGCAACCATCGATCAGCTCGTAGGGGAGGAAGGCGCTGGCATCGTCCGACGGCACGCACATGTACTCCTGTTGGAAGGAATCCTCCGAGGCACTACCGGCGCGGATAAATTCGAAGTAGTCTTGCTCGTCCATCTCCAGTCGCTCGTCGCCAGCGGGGAGGCGCTGTTGCAGCTTGTAGAGAAGACCCTGGTCGAGAGCATCCTCCAGGGTGACGCTGTGCAGGGAGATGCCCTTGGGGTTACCCCCGTCGCGAACCTCTTCAATGAGTTTGTTGAAGAAATTTTGACGACCCCGGTGGGTCGAGAAGATCGCCATCTGCCCGCCCCAAGTGATACCGGGGTAGGCAATCTCGTAGAGAAGTTTCGGGTCTTTGTGCAGGGCAAACTCGTCGAGCTTGCGGGTGCCACGCTTGCCCGCCTGGGCATCCGGGTTGGAGGATAGGGAATTGATTGTGTGGCCGTTGTCGAACCGCTGCACGTAGGCGGAATGCTTCCCGCCCTTGTCGTCGGTGATGTCCTGGAGGCCGAGCGCCTGCGAGCCGCGCTGGTAGTAGGATGCCCAGAAGCGGCAGTCATCGAGGTAGAGCTTGGCCTGTAACTCGTCGCGGCTGGAGACCCAGCAATCGTTCGGGCCGAGGAAGGTCTGCTCCATCGAGTCGAGCGCGTCCGACCAGGTCCAGCCGATCTGGCGGCTCTTCTCACCCACCTTGAGGCGGGAACGGTCGCCGCGCCATGCTTCCTGGTAGTGCAAGAGCATCCGCTCCGGATGGTGCGGAATGCACTTGGCGCGCCCAAAGGCTCCGGCTGTCGCGGTCTTACTCATATCAGCAAGCCCTCCCTGATCTTCTGAAGGCGCTCTTCAGGGGTCAGCCCGTCGTCGGTATCGAGATCATTTGTGAGCTGGTCCAGTTTCGCGGCTTTCTTTTCCAGCATACGCACCCGGCGCTTTTCGAGGCTGAGTTTATCCGACTGCAATTGAAGTTTCTTGGACTCCCCGATGACCTTGACCAGATTCACTAGTTCGCCCACATCCGCATCCTTGGCGACAGCGAGGTTAAAGGCCCGTTGGCCGATGGCCGTCAGCGTGGCCTCGTCGAAGTCGTTCTCGCTCTCGCGCATCACGCCGACGATCTCCTCAGCTACCCCGCGGGCCTTGCGGAAGCGCAGGGAGAAGCACTCCTTCTGCCAGAAGTCGGCAACCGCTCCGTAGGAGGTCGACACGCCAAACTCCGACTTGAGGCGCTTCTTCGCGGCCTCGTAGGAGATCCCCTCGTCGACCAACCAATCCGTCAACGCCGTGCGCTGATCGGGCGGGAGGTTGCGGAGCTTCGCGTCGCTTCTGGGTTTGCGGGCCATGGTTGTGATTAGGCGGCGTTGTTGAGGAGCCAGGCTTCGCCCTCGACTCGGATCGTGTAGGAGAGTCCCCGGTCTTGTTGCACGGAGAGGATGTACCGGTCCTGCTCACAGGCGGCGATCTCCGCATCAAACTCAGTAGGAGTCAGGCGGGGCACGTCGAGCGCCAGGCTCGACTGCAGGTGAGCGCCGAGGACCACGTAAGGCTTGCTGTTCAGCAGCCCCTTGAGCAGAGCACGGCGGATTAAGAATTGGCGGCTAGTCATGGCTTCTGAGTCCTTTGAGGAGTTCCTTGTTTACGGCGCGTTGCTCGCGGGCGAACTCGCGGAAGTCGGCACCGAGGAGGTTGGCGGCATCGGTCTGCGCCTTGCTCTGCACCTCCAGCCGGGAGATGCGCGAGGCCTGCTTCTCCACATCTTCGTGGATCTCTTTGCGCGAGCGGGCGGCCCCCGTCAGGCGGGCATCGAGTAGCCCGTGATCCTTCTCGTAGTCGCTCCTCTCCACAAAGCGCTTCACCGCCTCGACCGAGAAGGGCTGTGGGTTTCGATCCTTGCCGAATGCTCTCATGATTCCGTTGTAGATCCACAAGCACGCACCCAGCCCGAAGAGGAAAGCGGCGATGGTGTCGGCGTTGTTGATAAAGTCTGGCATGGAGGGAGGTTTAGAGGTTCAGAGGTTTGGTTGGATCAGGGGATGATTACGGTCGGCTCGACGATGGTCGGCGGAGTGCTCAGAGCTTGGCTCGCGATGTTGTTGTTGCTCTCGATCACGGCCTTCCCGGCGTCGTAGATGAAGTAGCCGAGGGCGACTCTTGCAGCTATGCCGAGGGTCTGCTCGTAGGCGGACTTGGGCATGAAGTTGCCAGTCTCGCCCCAGTAGCTTTCCAGGAGGGCGAGCTTCTCGGTCTCAGCGACGCGGCGGTCTCCCCCGCCAGCGGCGAAGCGCTGCGGATCGATGTCGACCGGCACGGCCCCGGCGTTGCGCACAAAGGTGCCAAACTCGACACGGGCTCCGGGCTCCAGGGTGACGATGCTACCACTACCCGCGGCCCCTCCGACACCAAGCCGCGTGGTTTTCGTCACCGTTACGGTTTTATCAGGGGCGGTCGAGGTTGTCTCAGTGATCTCCCCGCCGAGCGAGAGGATCGCCGTGTCCTTGCGGGCATTGAGAGCGGAGTCCTTATAGTCCATCGAGCGGTCAAAGCCTGTCTGGCAGCCGGTAAACAAAAGGATAGGGATAAAAAGGAGCGCGGACTTCAGTCCGCCCCGTAGGAGCGGCTTGACGACAGGAGGGCGTGGGTAGCGGTTTGCCATTTTGGTATCAGTTGTGGAGGATGGGACCGAGCTGCTCATTGCGGGGCGGTTCGGAGGTAATTCGCCTCGCCTCCTTGAGGGCGAGCCCGTGGTAAGAAACAGAGTCGTCGATCGTGCAGTGGACCGTGCCGGGCACGTAGATGCCGGCATGGATCTCGGTGATCGCCTCGAGCGGATCGCCAGGCGTTTCAGAGTAGCGCATCTCGGTTACGGGCTCATGAGCCCGCGGGCGGTTGCCGTCCTGGCGCAGCCAAAAGACATCGTCGACGTTGGCGGGCACGCGGATCTTGAGTCCGGGCACAAGAACCAGCCATCGGCCAAAAATGGTGTAGGAGCGGTAAACCGGATCACAAAGCACCGCCGTTTCAATGCGCCTGCCGAGGCGATGCAGAGCCCGTGCAAGCTTGATAAAACCATGCCCAGCTCCCCAACTATAGGCGCATACCAGGATGCGGACATCGGGCGCACTCTCGCGGTCGACCATTGCGGCGATCTCGTCCCACCGGTCATCCCAGACCCGAGGCGTCTGCACGCAAACCACCTCGGAACTGTATCGGCGCAGCTTGCGCCAGAGAGAGATGGTCCCCGAGTGCTCTCCCAGCCCCTCCGTAAAACCGGAGATGGTAAACATCCAAGCCTCTATTGGCTTCCCCGTCATATAACCTTCTCCTCCGTAGCATCGGTCGCCAGACCGATGACCCTACCGCCGGGGCCATCCTCATGGGCGGGCGGACGCGCGTTCGTCCAACGGATCAACACGCCAGAAAACGGCAGCCCGTGTTGGTGCTCGAACCATTGCCGCATATCTTCCCAGCATGAGAAGCCATCAGCCACCGCGAACGATCCTCGCGGAACTTGCACGCGGAGATTGACCGACGATTCCGGCAGTAGCGTCACCCCATCGTTGGTGATTTCGATGCGATCCACATGCGTGATTATCCCCTCTGCCAGCATCTTTTGCTTACTGCGATACGGCTTGTCAGACCATGCGCGGAGGCTGATGTGGTCGCCAGTTTTCGGCATCCGTTTCGGTGTAGGCCGCACCGTTTGCGTCTTCTCTCCGCGCTCCACGAGTCCCGCGAATTGCGGCTTGAACATCCGCACGAAAGAGGACGAACAAGACGCTCCTGGACAACCCCTACCAGCCTTCTGGTTGGTGTTACATAAAGCCACACCGGGGGCGCGGCCTGCAGAGCCGTAGCCGCCCCCGGAGTCCCTTGGGCCTTTTTGGAAATTCAATCCAGCATCATGCATCGAGCATCCGCGCGAAGCGCATCGAGCATTGCGGCTCCGCCGCAAAATGGTCGCCACCGCGCACGCCTGGGAACCTACCCCATAGATCCAGGCAATGAATAATTGTGCACGGCGGCGGTAGAAAGTAAGCCCGCCGATAGTATTCCCACAAGGGGCGGTCCCGGACCCATTAACTCCGGGGGCGTAGCATCGGGCGCGCAGACCGATGAGGGGGCGGCGGGCTTGGGCCGAGCCTCTGCGGTCCTGCCGCGCGGCTATCGACCGTAAAAGGTTCCATCCGCTCAGGGGTGATCCTCCCCCGATACGCTTTGAGCCACTTGTGTCAGCAAGGAAGGTGTTGGCCCGGCGGGGGGAAATGAATACCAAAACCCCGCTCACAACGGATGGGAAAATGAAAAATGACAAATGCCCAATGAAAGATGAAAGATAAAAACTCATGCCGACACCTCCTGCCGTGGGTGGGTTGCTTTAGCGCCCGCCTTCCCCCTCATCCCATCAATGACCTGGGTCATGATAAGAGCCCTCTCGGCATCCGGGAGGCAGAGCAGCAACTGCGTGGCGAGCGTGGCGGCCATACCCGGCGAATAGACCAGTCGAAAGTAATGTCCCGCATCGACCGAGTTGAGGACCGCCACCGGGGAGTCCACCTTCGGCTTGCCATTGTGCCGCAGCGTGCGGCTCACCGCGATGCAATGCACCTGCGAGGTGATCGTCGACCTTGATTTGGGCTCGACTTTCGCGACGGCGCGCAGGTAGCTTTCGGATGTGGGTGGCATTGACGTCGCACAGCCTACCAGCCCAAAGCATAAGGGCCTAACGCCCCATTACCACCATTGCTTCTATTGCGGTTTTTTCGCTTTTAGGCACAAAAAAGCCCCGCGTTTGCGGGGCTTTTTTGTGGGGGGTTGCGAGATGATCAGATCATTGCCCAATCATAACCTGCCCGCCGATACTGAGGTAGCGGCATTTCCAATCGTCTCCTCCGGTATACTCGACCACCGCATTTACCTGATTGCGGATCTGCGCTCCAAAAGCGTTTTGACTGTCTACCTGAGCCAGCACTACCCAGCTGCCGTCCGGCTGCTTTTGCGCGCGCCACTCCGACCAAGGCCAATCCGCACTCGCCGGGGCCAGCAGATGCCGCTCGGTAAAGACCTGCGTCATAGTATAGGCCATGGACTCGGTGTCTTGGCTCCGCGCTGCCTCTTTTCTTTCGCTTCCAACTACCTTGTTCCCGCCCGACGGGCTGGATAGCTGAATAAAAATAAAGAGCATGACCACAACCACAATCCCCGCAGTAATGACAGTGGACATAGGCTCCGCCTTCTTGTCAGGATTTGGGAGTTTCGGGGGCTTCGGATTATATCCGCCGGGGCCTGTGTATCCGGCGATGCCTTCTGATTTCTTCCTCATGGGTTTTTCGGTTCAAACGGCACAATCACGCCGTCTTTCGGGGTTTCGGGGCCGAGCCTACTAATATTTCTAGGCGTCCGGTCTTCTCAACTCTATCGAGATAATCCTGCAATGCGTGGCGAATCAATGCGCTACTCTTGATCCCAGACTGATCGGCAAGCCTCTCCAGCCGGGCACGAGTTTCCTCGTCCAAGCGCACCGTGATTCCATTTGCGAGCCCCATTGGGATCAGTTGTAGCGCAAAAATTTTAGACAAATCAACTTTTTTCGAGAAAAGAGGAGTTGACAGTCTGCGTTACATTGCGCTACAACGTAACGCATCATGAAGCAACGATGCCGCACTCTTAACACTCCACTAAATCTGCGGGTAGACGCGGAGACCCGGAGACGGGTGGAACAACTTGCCCGGATTCATGGAGTGAAAAGCTCCGACATTGTCCGGTTTTCTCTAGCCGCGAAGATTCCTGAATGGGAACTCCGAGGCGTTCGCCTAACCACCGCCAAATAACCACCAAGAAAAATGAAGCAGAACAAAACCAGCCAATCGCAAACCGAAAAACCGGAGATCGCGCGTCTGCAGGCCATCAAAGCAGACCTGTAAAACGACCTCAAGTCCACCGACGCCAAGATCCAAAAGATCGAAAAGAACGCTGAGCTGAGGGACCGCCATGAGAGCGCCACGTCGAATCCAAAACAAACATCCTAACTACCATGTCACTCCGAAACAACACCGCTAATGGCGGTTCCTCTCCAGCGCCTTGTTCGGTGTCTTGGATCAACGCAACCACGGATCTCCCAGATGAAGAAATGACCGTCCTTATAGCCCTCAATGATGGAGAGGTTTGGACGGGATTCCGCGAAGATGGCGAGTGGCGCTACGTCTCCGCCGATCCGGTCGAACAGGGTGAGGGGACATTCGTGACCCACTGGGCCGACTTCCCTTCTCCACCGAACCGCCAAGTTGAACTCGATCCGCGAGACCTGTGTATCTAAAAGATACATCAGGTGGACAGATTCGCGAGATAGCCTGCGTTACCGAAATTGGACTCTACGAGCTAATTTTCCGCTCTCGCACCGAGGCCGCCAAGCGTTTCCGTCGCTGGGTTTGCGAAGTGATCCGAGAGATCCGCCTCAAAGGCTACTACATCCATCCCGGCTTGAGCTACCGCAACCTCTCAACTTCTTAACCTCTCAACATCTCCAACAATCTTCAATGCCAACCGTCCAACAGGAACTCCCCTTCGCCTTGCTCGATATGCACGGCAAGAGCGTGCTGACGGTGCGCGAGGTAGCGGAGCGGCTCCACTGCACAAGGCAGCATGTGAGCGACCTGATCGCAGCCGATGAGCTCGCGGCCGTGAACATCGGCAAAGGCCAATCCCGCATGGCGGCGCGGATCCCGGTCGAGTCCTTCCGCGACTTCGTCCTCCGCTCCATGACCTGTGAGTTTGCAGTAAGCCCCATCCGCCACATGCCCACCCAAAGCCTAATCCGCTGGCACCAGGAACTGACGAAACACTTAAAATCAAAAGGGGTGCGGGTATGAACGACAACCTCAAGTTCCCCAACCTCTAAACCTCTAAACCTCTAAACCTCTCAACGTCTCAACGTCTAAACCTCCCAACTTCCTCCTTATGCCCACCAAAACAAAAAAAACACCGCCCGTAGCATCGGTCGCCAAGACCGATGACCAGCCAGCCCAGGGCATGTTCGCCAGAGGCCCCAACACCAAGAGCGACCCCCATTCGCCATCCGCTATTAGCCCTTCGCCATCTCCATCGGAAATTCCCCTCGACGAGATCGTCCTCCACGACCGATCCACCCAGCTCCGCGAAGGCGCCGGCGATGGCGATCAGATCGACAATCTCCGCGAGGCCTACGAGGCCGGGGCGGCCGTGCCTCCCATCGTGCTATTCGCCGCCGACGTCTCCGGCACCTATTATATAGGCGATGGCTGGCACCGCGTCTTCGCCCAGCAGGGTATGCGCGGTCGGAAGACCGTCCGCGCCATCGTCCGCCCCGGTGGGGTCGAAGCCGCATTCCGCCACGCTTGCGGGGCCAATGCCGCCCACGGCCTCCGCCGCACCAACGCAGACAAGCGCAAGGCCGTAACCGCCGCCCTCGCCAAATGGCCCGACCAAAGCGACCGGGCCATCTCGGATATTTGCAAGGTTGATCACAAGACCGTTGGGGCGCGACGAGAGGAACTGGGGAATTTCCCCAGTTCCCGAGTCGGCAGAGACGGGAAATCCCGAAAACTCCCCGAGACGCCCCCCGGTGGACAAGTCGATTTCTGGAATGTTTTCCGCTCAGACCTCAGCGAATATATCGGCTCGATCGAGCGTTGCCGCACTAATCAATTCTTCGGCGAGAAGATGATCGCCGAACCCGATCGGGCCGCCGAGGAGCTGGAGTCTACCGCCGAGGCGCTCGCCAACGAAGCCCGAGAGATGCGCAGCCTCGCCAAGGCCATCCGGAGCGGCCAGGCCGACATACGCAAAGGAGGCTCGGTATGAGCGGCTCCCTCTCAGTCATCGACGGCATGGGAGATATCGCCTTGCGCGACCAGATCGCGGCACCCGATTGGGCGGTTTTCCTCCGTCTACCCAGCGATGAGCGTAGCTATGTATTGCTGCATCTCGACATCTTTCGCCGTCTCGACGAGGCAGGCCCCGGCAAGGTCGGGCACACGGCCAGCCGGGTTTCCCGCGAAGTCCGCGGAATGTATCCCGAACTTCGTGGAATGTCACCCGGGCGTATCCGCGCCAAATACGATCTCTGGCGCAAGGGTGGGCAAAAGCCTGGCTCCGACGGGCGCAAGAGCGGACATCGCTTCGCTCCCCGCGATTGGCGGGTCTTGGTCCGCCAATACACAAACGGCGGCGAAGACCTTTCCCGCGAGTTTGTCGCCCACCTCGTAACCCTCTACTCGGAGACGACCCGCAATGGCGATGCCTGGGCTGGCTGCCACGCGAGATTGTTGCGCGATTGGATGGCCGATCAGGAAATCCCCGGTTACGGTCGCAAGAGCGAGTGGTATCCGGCCCACGGCCTTCCCGTGCCGAGCGGTCGTATACTCCGCAAGGCGGATCGCCCGCCCAGCTGGAGTCGGCCCAACCTCTGGCGCCACGTGAAAAAGGCTCTGCCAACCAAAGCGCAACGCCAAGCCGCCCAGGGGCAGACAAACCGCCTCCGGACTTCGTGGGGCGAAAAACTCCTCCGCGATCGATCCAAGCTCCTCCCCATGCAGCTCCTCACCATCGACGACGTGCGGCTCGACCTCCAGGCGCGGATGTATGTCGATGGCCGTTGGCAGGTCGTCTATATCGACGCGATCTTCGCGCTCGACGTGGGCACCGGCACCATCCTCGCCTATGGTCTCAAGGGGCGAGCGCTTCGAGGCAAAGATACCGAGAAGGGCCGCGCCGAAGGCACCCGCATGAGCATCAATGGTGCGGACGTGCGACATCTATTTCTCGAGGTTCTACAAACCAAGGGCTTACCGCCATACCAAATGACATGGCTGATGGAAATGGCCACGGGGAAGCTGACCGGTGCCGACGAGGAAGCCTTCCTCCGACTCCTCGGCGACCGTCTCAAAACCGACTACACCGGCATGGGCCGGGGGCAGCTCCTCAAGAGCGGATTCTCCGAAGAATGGGGGAGGCCCGGAATGAAAGGCTGGATCGAATCCTATTTCCGCCTGCTCCATACTCACCTCAATCACCTCGAAGGAACAACGGGCCGCCGCTTCGACCTCTCCCGCGGCGATCAGCCAGCACGCATCAAATATACCACCGACCTTATCAAGCGCGCCGAGAAAGTGATCGACGGCCCTCTCTCTCCAGACCAGCCGCTGTTCGAGCAACTCAATTTCCCAACCCTCACTGTCGATGAGGTCAACCAGGTCGTCGGTGAAATCGTCGACGCGCTGAACTGGCGCACCGATCACCGCCTCCAGGGCTTCGATCGCGTCTTCGAGTGGCGCGACTCCGCAGGCCGTTGGCGGCCGGAGTCCGCTCTCGTCAGTATCCCCGCCGAGGATCGTGCAGGCATCCAGCTGCATCCCCGCATGGAGGCCCCTGCAGAGCGCTTTCAGCGCCTCGGAAAACCCTATGCAGAGCAGTGGTCTCAGCTCTCTCCGGATACCCTTTACGCCCTCTATGCGGACAAGCGCCCCGCAACTCTTCGCGAGGGTAATATTTCCATCGCTGATCACACTCTCGAGGAGCAAACGATGCTCTTCGGCCCCGCGGATGTCGAGGGCCTCGGTAAATACGACCGGGCAAAGGCCGCCGTCCTCGCCTACATCGCCGACGATCACACGCATTGCGTCATCGCAGATCGCAAAACCGGATCCTACCTCGCCACCCTCCCGCGCAAAGGCAACACGGACATCACCGACGCAGATGCGATCGGCAAACGCGCCGGCGAAGTGCACCGCTGGCAAGAGGACCGCCTCAACCATGTCCGCAGCTTCCTCGGCGATCAGGAGTCCCGCTTCTCGAATCGCCTGGCGAATAACGAAGAAGCCCTACGCATCGCAGAAGAAGAACGCGGAGGAGTGGCTGGCGAATTTTCCAAAGCCCGCGAAGAGCAAGCCCGTGAGAAACAGCGTGAACGCCGCATGGACCGCCGCGCCCGCGACGTCGACCCAGATGAATTTTTCGTGCCAGCCCAAACAGGTGGCAACCAACCAAATCAAGAGGACGACGAGATCGACCTCTTCTAATCGATAAAAAAATGACACCCGCAAAACAACAGCCCAACCAACCCAGCCTAAGCGTCCCCGGCGACACCGTGAATCAGGCCACCTCCGACCTGCCGGACAAACAGCGCTCAGCCATCCGCTGGCTGCACTCTCACGCGCTCGACCAGGGATGGACAATCGACGAGGCCGCCAAAGCGATCCGCCGCGAAGCCAACACTCTCTACCAGGTGTGGACCGGTCGCCACCAGGCGGGCAAAGCCTCCATCGCAGCCGAGATCGACAAGCTACGCCAAACCGTAGCCGCCCGCGCCGGGACCGACGCGCTCTCCTATATAGAGACCCGCCTCTCCAAACAGATTTGGCAGGTCTGCGAAAACGCCCTGGTCTACCAGCGCATCGCATTCATTTTTGGCGACTCGCAGATCGGCAAAACCACCGCGCTCGAACAGTATCAGCAAACCCATAACCACGGTGAGACCATTATGATCACCATGCCAGCCGGCGGGCTCGTAGCCGACTTCCTGCGGGAGATGGCCGACAAACTCCGCATCTCCTCCCGCCTCACCACCTCCGACCTCAAGCGCCGAATCATCCGGGCCTTCGACTCCCGCATGCTCCTCATCATCGACGAGGCACACCAGGCCATGCGGACCTCGAAGCGAAACGGCAGAGACTACAACACCGTCATCTATGAGTTTCTGCGCGAGCTACACGACCGCACCAAATGCGGCCTCGTTATCAGCGCGACAAATGTCTTCCGCGATGAGATCGACACCGGTCGCCAATCGGGGGTCCTCTCTCAGCTCAGCCGCCGCCGACTCTGCGCCCTCCAGCTGCCCAACCATCCCACCAAAGCGGACCTGGAAACATTCGCCGCCGCCTACGCGCTCCCGCCCGCCGAAGGCGAGGCCCTCGAGGTGCAGACCCACGTCATCCGCGACCAGGCCCTCGGCGTCTGGCTCATGCTCCTGCGGATGACCGCAGGCCGCTGCCACCGGAAAGACCTGCCTATGGACTGGGATCAAGTCATCCGCTCCCACGACTCCCTCCGCAAACTCGAAACCCTCCAGTCATGACCACAGACCTACAAAACACCCTCATCCTCGCCGCCTACATTATGGCACCTATCATAATAGGCGGCCTCCTCGGGATTTTCCTGGGATTTCGTAGCATCCGCCGTGAGGCGGATGACCCCGCGCCTCAAGCCAGTAGCATCCGCCGCCAGGCGGATGACCGCCCGCAGCCAGACTTCCCGGGCCGCCATCCCCACGGCGGGTGGAGCCCGCGCGGCTGGAAAGGCAAGCCGCCTCCACCTGCCCCAAAAACCCTCTGCTCCGGCGTAACCCGCCGCCCCATCCCCATCCAGATTTACCACCGATGAGCGACCACCCTCCAGCGCCCCCGGAACTACGCGCCAAAGCCGTTCGGCTCTCCTCCGAGCTCCACCTGTTGGCCACCGATGCCGCCGCCCTGAACGCCGGGTTCAAGGAGTTCGGCCTCATGCTGCGACGCCAAACCATCAACACCGCCGACGAAATGCTAGAGCGCCTCCGCAAGCACCGCAACAAAGTCGACGACCTCGGCAAGACTCTCAAACAAATCCGCGACGACCTAGCCGCGACAAACACCACCATAAAAAAATGAACGAAGAACTCACAGCCCAACTGACCGCAGCCGCGCGGGCTCACGCCCACGAACGCGACACTCTCTCCGATCGCGTCGCGAATCTCCACACCGAATTAGAGGCGGTCAAGCGCCGCTACCTCCCCGGAATCCGCAACGCTGCCTCCCGTGCCCGCGAAACCCGCGACGGTCTAATCGCCATCATCGAGGCCAACCCCGAGGCATTCACGAAGCCGCGCACCATCACGCTCGCCGGGATCAAACTCGGACTCCAAAAACAAAAGGGCTCCGTTTCCTGGGACAACGCACAGGCCCTGGTAAAAGCCATCCGCAAGCACTATCCGGAACGGTTTGACGACCTCGTAAAGACTGACGAAAAGCCCATCCGCGCCGCGCTCAACAAACTCTCCGTGGCCGAAGCCCGCAAACTAGGTCTCACCGTCTCCGAGGACAGCGACGCCCCCCTGGTAAAATCAGCCCACGACGACGTGGACAAGCTAGTCTCCCAACTCCTCAAAGACGATGCCAAGCAAAATAAGGAGGCCGCGTAAGATGGATGAGCTACTTGAAAATAAGCAAATGGAGAATATGGCACCAACTAAGCAGGCGGAGAAAGCCATCTTCCATATACTCCGGCGTATTCACCGCGAACCGGATATAGCTGCTTGCATGGGCTATGGCACCGAGAGCTTCTCGCTCCTCACGGAATCGGCAGCTGCCCTTACCGGCCTGGATCTCATCAAACTCCGCAAAGAAGTCCTGGGGATAAAGGACTAAGCCATGAAACCCGTCGACTACAGAAACGCGAGCTGGCAGGATATCCAAGACCGGCTTTCCGGCCTCCGCGAAACCGTGTATGAGGCATGGCAACAGCACGGCCCTTGCACGACTGAGGAACTGGCGGAACGTAGCGGCATCTCAATCCTGACCCTCCGCCCCAGGACGACCGAACTCTACCAGCTTGGGTTCGTCGTCCTGGCCGACCAGCGCGACGGGCACAGCGGCACCTATCGGGCAGCGAGCATCCAACAAACCATGGACCACTACCAGGACATGGTCCGCGCAGCGAAGGACTCCCAGCAATATCTCTCTATATGAGCACGAATAATATGGATTTTGATGGATTCCGTGCGGACTGCGAAAACGCAGTTTTTGCATACGTTCGACCCTATGGTCTCTACTATAAAAACGAGGTATACTGGGATTCCAAATTGCCACGGAAAGAGGGCACCGTCGTTCGATACTTCGAAGATGCCTCCGGCCCCTGCACCTCGCTTGTGGTGTTGACGCTCGACGGCGAATACCTAACCAACGCATTCCCAGCCTCATGGCACGAGGACGATCACCCCGCGCAACACGAAATGCGCGAGTGGTGGGCATCACTCCCCCAGCAAGAACGCGATAATATCATTCGAGACGCATAGAAATGAGCAGCAAGAACGAACTCGGCGGCTACTTCCGTCTCTGGTCGCAAATCTGGAAACGGTGGGGCATCGCCACCCCCATCCGCGACGATTTCCGGCACCGTGTTACCGAGGTAGCGATCGGCCGTCCGGCCAGCGCCAAGGATCTGAGCCATGCGGAGTTCGACATCGTCTTCCGCCTCATGCGCCGGATCCTCGCAGAGGGACCGGACTTCGTAACCACAGAATCCGAGCGCCAGGCAGAGATCGAAGCCGGCCGTTGCCGCCGCCTCCGTTTCAAGTGCGAAGAGCGGGCTCCGATTCCTTACCTGGACGACATTGCCCAGGACGTTTTCAAAAAGAGCTACCCCGAGCTAAATTCCGAGGAGCTGCCAAAACTCCTCGCCACCGCGGTCAATCGGTCAAAAAACCGAGACCTGCATTCCCGGTTCAGAGGCGCTGCAACGAAAGTGCAGCGAACCGAAAGAGTTGCTCAAACCTCTGATTATCGGCCCTGATAAGCCGGAAGTTGCTCAAACCTCCTCGCTGTCGGCGTTCGGGCCGTAAACCCTTGGAAATCAGGGTATATCAAGCTAAATCGGGAAATGTCGCGTTAATCAAACCTTCTGAGTTATATCAAATT